GCAACGCGGGCGGTATACTCCTCCTCCGTCGGCACAAGCTGCACATCGACGAACACCCCGTGGCCGGGGTCCACGTGGCTTTCGCCGAGGGCAAGGGCCAGCGACACCCACGTTCGCGTGTCTACGCCTGGCCCGCGAACTAGGTTGGCCAACCTAGCCGCGTCTATGCTTCCCGCAACCCTAGACTTGTTCAGCATGCAGACCTCAAGATGGTATCGGCACCAAGGCCGGTATGTCCACCTCGTCCTCCAACGCGTACCGCGCCTCTACAAAATTTTGAAAGTCGAACGATATGCCAAGCCCGCTGTTGCAGTTCCAGTCGAACTTGACGTTGGCCGTCCTGAAGATCCTCTGCATGTCGGCCACCTCCCCGCGATTTGCCGCTACGAGGGCCCGGGCCAGCTGTTCGTCCCCAACCTTTTCCCTGACCGCCTTGACCTGCTCCTCCCTCGATCTTGCGTGCTCGCTGGTAAGCTCCGACGCTGGCGGCGGTTGAACATTCAGCCCGCTGGAGTCAACGCGGAACTCAATCGGGTCTCCTGGGCGCAGCTTGATGAGGTCGGGATCCTGGTTGCTCCCTCCGAACGATGACAGGTTCCTCGTCTGAACGGATCCACCGATCTCCTGCCTGCCGACTTCCTCGTAGAGATCCTTGGCGATCTCCAGTAGCTTTTTCTTGTTCTTCACGCCAGGGACGTTGACCCGTATTGGGTTGGTCGCCGGTGCCTTTCCGCCCGCCCCGGTGTTGGTCGTGCGGGCTTCCTTCTTGGACTCTGGTGGGAACTGCATCTTGACGAGCTTCTTCTTCTCGCTGTCCCAGCTGACCGCCTCTATGACTGGCACCTTGATCCCGGCCAGCTTCCGCTCCATGCTGTAGTGGAGTATGTCCCGGCCGAACACGAGCCTCCTGAACGCGAACCTCTCCCGCTTCGACACGAGAGGCTTCGACACCTCACGCCGCAGCCCGTCCTTGAACGGCGTCGGAAAGTTCTGGTCGAACGCTACCTCGTTCAGCCTCTGGTCGAACAGGTTCCTGGCGGGTCGTATGAACAGCCTGGACCCTACAAAGTACGGGACGGCGCCGACGAAGAAGCAATAGTTCGTGATCAGGTCCCAGAAGCTGACCTTCTGCGCCTCGCCTTTTGTGCTCGGGCGCACGGCCTTCCCGATCGCATTTAAGTTGGTTCGCGTCACATCGTCGAGGGTCCTCGGAGATGGAAGGGATCCACCTGGCCACTCCTCCGGCTTCACCACCACCTCGATCTTGCCGCCCTGCGGGTGGAGATCTTGCACTATCTGCCGGACTACCTCGGATATCGGCTTGGTCACGTCAAGTTTCTTCAAGGTCTCGATCGAGATCGGGAGGTCCAGCATTATCCCGCGTAGGTCGCGACCTCCAATCTTCACCAACGACCCAGACTTTGTGTGCTCTACGTAGATCGTGTCTGCCAACCCAGCCAGTACGATATTTTCTGGCGTCGTCTCGATGATGCTTTTCCGACGCTTTCCTGAGTCGAAGCTTCCGGACCCGTAGTCCAGCTGCACATCGGTCATCCCTGATGCAAAGTCGGGCGCTGGAACTGCTCCGAGATGTACGGCAACGCCGATGGCCCGGATCACGCGGGGGTCCAACGGGAGGTCTCGATACTCTATATCGAAGTTGAACTTGCCCGCCTGCCTGTATGCTGGAAGCTCTATGGAGGCGGATCTAGGGACAATGCCAACCAGGTGCGACAGTCCGTCGCCAGCTTTGCCGGACGCCAGCACCTCGGGGCCCTGCGTCGTGGGCGTTGCTGCGCCACCAGCCTGCGCAAGCTCCTCCGGGCTCTTCGGGTCCCCCAAGCTTTTCCTTCCCTCGTCCAGGCGCAGCTGCAAGTTCACGACCATGCTGGGGTAGAACACCGACTTCGGAATCCCGAGGTCCAGTGCGGAGGACGCGCTCATGAGCCCTCCAACGTGCTCAATGGTGGGATAAGCACCACCTGCCCCGCCGTCAAGCGGCTATCTGCCAGGTTATTATACAGGAGGAGTCTCTTCCACTCGTCCTGCGAGCCATAGAAGATGGTCGACACGTCTCGCAGATCCTGTCCTTCCCTGACGCTATACTGCTTGACGTCGGGGACCTGCTTGGTCTGCGCCAGGAGCTGCTGCTCGTAATCCGACGCCACGGCCCTCAAGTTGCGGGCTGCGGCTCGCAGGTCCCGCTTGTACTTCTCGGCGACCAGCGCCTCCTCGTGAGTTATGCCATCGATGCCCCGCGACCGTGCTGCCACGGCGTCCGCCTGTGCCGCTGCCAGGCGAGTAGACTGGGCCACCTCGGACCCACCAGCACCCGATGCCCCGCCAGCGCCTCCCTCCGTCGTTTCTCCTGACGGCTCTGCAGAGCCCTCCACGGCCGGCGATGCGTTGGCAGCATCTTCTTCTGCACCCGCTATGCGCTTTGGGGCCGTGCGCACGTCCGCCTCTATCCGCAGGGCGCGGGCTGGGACAGACTCCAACGTGTCCGCGATCGATTTGGTCTGGTCCTTTATGGTCTGGACGGACGCCAGCACGATCTCGGAAGCCTCGAACGGTGCTAGGATCCCGCTGGCGACTTTGTCGGCCACCTCGTTGATCGCCGCCAACGCGGACTCTATGATCCCGACCGCAGCATTTATCAGTCCCTTGATGCCCTCAACAACCGCGAACACCGCGTCCACTACGTCTATGACAGCCTGTACGGCATCGTTGACGGCATTGGCAACGTCCTGCAGGTTGAAGCTCGGGCCGAACAGGATCTTAACGGGCGACTTGCGCTGCGCAACCCACCCGAACTCCATCTCCCACTCGACGTCTCCGCGGCGGAGCCATGTGTGACGGAACCGCGTCATGATACCCTGACGAATGATCGGGCCCCAGCTGAACTTGATCAGCTGGCCCCGCTGGCGAAACTCATCCACGGCTTTCACGATCGACACGACGTCCAGGAGCCTCTCTCCGTCCAGGTACACGCCCCCCTCCCCACCTGCGAACCCGATCCCGAACACGCTGGCCACCGTTATGAAGCGGTCCTTCCACATCCCGTTGATCGTCGTGGCCTTCTCGTCGCTTCCGAGCATCTGCACGGTGGCCGTGGGGTTCCCTGGGTACCATGTGAACTCCGCCCTCATCCCACCTTCAAATGAGACAGGTCTGTACGGGAGCGCGCGGCCCACCAGCTCCAGCTTGTGGGGTGGGCTGCCCGTCTGCTCCCTTATCCACAAGGATGTTGGGTCGGAGAACACGCTCATGGCTGAATCAACCCCGCCGCCTTGGCGTGCATGTCCATCTTCATCATCTCAAGGTATCCGACGATCTCGGCATACGATATGTCACCTGCATCGTGCAGCATCGTGACCTCTTCCTCGTTGGTCCGCACCTCGGCGACCAAAAGAGCCTTGATCTTCCCGTCCTTGACCCTGTGACCGAGGGACTCCAATAGGTCGAACAGCTTCTGCTTGCGCTCAAAATCTGGCTGGATAGCCTTGATCATCTTACCACCCCTATTGGGGCCAGCGCACTCTGGACCTTACGCTCCCCGAGCGTCGCCAGGTCGTTGGAGAAGGCGACGGCTATGCGGTCCGGATCAAAGCCTTCCGCGAAGCTCTGCTTGATGTCGAAGCGGCTTCCCCTGAAATCGTTGTACGGCTGCTTCTGCCGCTCTACCGGTACGCCGATGCCTGGTGCCGGTGGGGGCTTCTTCATGTCCAGCTCGATCTTCTTGAAACCATCGCCCATGAGGCGCTGGGCCTCGAACGCTGCGTCCGTGAATAACTCCAACGGCGACAGCAGTCGGCGGGGGTTTTCGACGACCCTCTTGACCATGATTATGATGATCTGGACGAGGTTCATGATCCCATCGACAGCCATCCCGATCATGTTGATCGCCGTTAGAAGCACAGATGTGAAAAACTGCCCGACGGCCCCGTTGGCGCTGAACAGCCCACCGATGGCGTCGAATACCGGCTTGACAAGCTTCCAGATGACCATGGCGCGTACCTGGATCTTCGTGAAGATGTCCGTCACAACTTCGCGAAACAAGTCGAAGTGCCCACGGATAGAGTTGTAGACTGTCAGCACGAGCCCGATGATCGCCGCTATGACGATCCCGATCGCGGAGAACTTCCCGACAACCATTCCGAACTTGGCCAGCGGTGGCCCCATAGCCGCGAACAGTGGAATCAAGCGGTTGAGGAACGGGACGCGCTTGAGTCCGGAGACGATCAACGAAGGGATCCCCTTCAGCTTGGCGAACAGGGGGGCTGCTGGAACCGACGCCATGGCCGTGGAGGCCTTCTGAAGGACGGTAGACACTGGCTTGAAGCCGTGGGCCACTTTCTGGGCCAGCGAGGGTGCGAACTCTGCTGGGATGGTCATCCCTGCCCTCTGCGACCTCCACGTGGCCGCGTAGCGGGCGGCGTATGCCGCGGAGGCCCTCTCGCCCCCGCCTGCCATGAAACGGCCTCCAGCCGCCTGAATCCGGCCCACGCCCCTGGTCACGCCCTCCCCCATGCCGAACCCCATGGCCTTCTGCATGGCGAAGTTGGCGGCCATTACCTTTCCTATGAGGATCAGCTTGCTCAGGTGGGAGTCCAGGAAGTCTGCGACCACCTTTCCCCACTCCGACGCCTTAACGGACCACGTGTCCAGATTCTTGGCGACTTTGTCCAGCACGCTGGTGATGATCGGGTACACCTTGCCGGCCACCACGATGAATATGCGGTCCCACGCCGACCTGATCCCGATCTGCGCGCGCTCGAACTGTGCAAACGCCTCGATGTTGTCAGCCGTAACTGCGATCCCGCGCTTGCGTAGCGAGTCCATGATCCTCGTGATGTTCTCAGGCCCCTGTTGAAGCAGCCGGATCAACTTGGCCGCCACCGTACGTTCCATCTCGAACCCGATCACTAGCTCCGATAGCCCCAGTTTGTTCTGCTTGGCAAGGGTGGCCATCCGCTTGAAGGACTCCTCCGGGCCCATCCTGGCAGTTATTCCCATCTGCTTGATAATGCGGGCAGAGTCACTCTGAGCGGATCCAGTGCGCTCCACTTCCATGCGATACCTGGACATCTTGACGGACATGACTGTGATGGCGTTCTGCGCCTCCATCGCGCCTATGTTGACCGTCTGCATGGCCTCCAAGATCCCGTCGATCTGGTCGTATGCATACCCTGTGGCCTCGCCGATATCGCGGACAGTGCGCAGGTACCTGTTGGCTCCTATGATGGAGGACGTCACTGCAAAGCCGCCGGCAGCCGCTGCTGCTATCCCACCGAACTTCCCGATCACGCCGGACGCCTTGTCGAACGCGCTGGTTATGGACGCGGCCGCAGCCTGCATCTGACGGATCGGAGCCGTGGCTTTGTCCGTGGCTGTGAAGATAGTCTCTACGTGGCGCTGCACGTCAGGCATCTACGTCTCCGTCTTCATGGCATCGGCCTCCTCCCGCATGAGGTCGGCGACGGCCGAAGAAAGCTCCCGCAGCTCGCTTGTCGGCATCGACAGGCACATGTCTGCCTGCTGATGTCCGTAGCGTCCCAGGAACGCCACGTGCTTCCACACGCGGCTCCTGTGGTCCGCCACGCTGCCGAGCCTGCCTATGGAGAAAGCCAGCTGGGCCAGGCTCAGCCCACGTCCACCCTCTGGCTCTTGAGGAAAGCATCTATGTCGGCCTCCTCCGGCGCATGAAGGTTTCCGTACGCCGTCATGACAAGAGTTCGTACCTTCGGCGGCATCTGGTCCCACGCGGTGTCTACGCTTCCATCCGCGCTGCTGACCCTGTCCCCGTTGACCTCAACAAGCGATTGCTTAGCCAGCTCGTACGCTAACCTGTGGGTGTCGTTGCGGGCCCGCTTCGTGGCCTGCAACTCTTCACTGCTGGTGAGCTGTACCAATCCCACCTTGGACACTCCTGCCGCGGCAAGCGGCGACGGTATGTCGTACCTGTAGATGGGCCTCGCCTGCGCCTTCGGCTTGGCACGCTCCGTGAGCGCAGAAGCGCTCTCTGTCATAGTCATCTGTCACCTCCGTATGTGATGGCTACAGGACCGACAAGTCCTCAGCCTGGAACTCCAACCCTACCGTCCCATAGTCGCCTCGGGACGCGAAATTGAGCGGGACTTCCCCGAAGAACGCGTTGTTGATCATCACGCGGGGACGGTCCCCGTTCGGGAAATTCAGTGTGGCCTTCACGTTCACCTGCGTTCCTGCCTCGCGCCGCTTTGCACGGTCGATTACCGACGTCAAGAAGTCGAAGATGTCTTTGTTATCGAGGTGAAGCTCCATGCGCCCTCGAACGCCGTTGAAGATCTCGTCGTAGCGGTTGGTCGCCTCCCCGAGGTAACCCTCCTCTTTGATCTCCAACTTAGCCGCGACCTCGAAAGATCGCACGTCGGTAATCGTCTCCTGGACGACTCCGTCGACTATGAGCAAAACGTCCACTTCCTGGCCTTTAATTCTTTGAGATGCCACGGGTGTCTCCTTTTCCCGAAACTGAAAAGGCGCGCACCTGACCTAAGTCTGATGCGCGCCCTATCCTCTGCCTGAGCAAAGTGCGGCTTGCATTTAAGATGCTACTTCAAGGAGGCTGGATCGTCAAGTGACGGTTACCTCCACACCCTCGCCGACCTCCGTTTGCACGACGAGGAAGTCTCCCGTGGCCAAAGTGCGTACTTTGGATATGACTACGAAGATCCCCTTCGCCTCAAGGTCCGGAGTATTCCCGCTGACGTCGTCGACCGTATAGCCGGCGATCCTCTGCGCTGGTGGGTTGTTTGGGGATAGCAGCTGGTTCAGGAACGCGTCCGTCTCCCCAACGACGGCATCCTTGAGCGCATTTGACAGTGGCTGCTTGCTGAACTGGTTGTACCGCGCGGCAAGGCTATCCTGGATGAAGTCAGCCATGCGCCTGCGGTTGATGTTCTTCTCACCGCTGATCAGAGAGGAAGTCACGCCGCTCTGGAAGATCGGCCCTGACGTCCGGTCGATCCGAAGCGCTACCACGCCCTTGGCACGGAACTGCTTGTACTGCGTGATCCCGAGTCCCGTCACTCCACGCTGGATCCCTTGCACAGGTGCCATGACCGTCGGAACGGGCGCGCTTGCCTGCCCAGGATTCCTCTCAGGCGCAAGGTTGGACAACAGGCTTGCGAGCCACGCATCCATGTGCTGGTCGAGGATCCCATCGTCCGTCGTGAGCCCGTCGGCCGTGCCCAAGGCATAACCAACAGCTTCCCGGACAAACGTCCGGCAGCCTGGCCATGCATAGAACACGCGCTCTGACCTCGTTGCGCCCACCCCCGGGGCGGCATCGCCGATGATCGTGCTGACGGTCTGTTGGTCAAGCTCCGGGCTGATGACGGCCACGCGGCCGACCCCGAGCCCGCTCGATTCGAGAACGTGCGACTTGAGCTTCGTTCGGATCGTGCTGCTGTGCCTCGACGCGAACACGATGTTGACCTCGCGCTGCGGAAGCTCCTCCCCCAGAAGCGAGTCTACGGCAGTGTCGTACAACGCATCTAGGTCGGACGAGTTCGCCGCGTTCTCAGCCTGCACAGCCGCCGTGTAGGTGAGACCGTTCGTCGGGTCCGTCCTCAGCGTGAGACCGGACAGCGGATCCCAAGATGTCGCCGTCGGTGCCGGAGGCGTCAGGGTTGGTGACAACGAGGTCGCTGTCGCGATCGTTGCATCCAGCGGCCTGGCAGGAACCAAGTACCCAGCAACCTCAGACAGTTGGTGGTCCGCACCTGTGTCCCCGTCGCTTGCGGGATGGATCCGGAACGGAAGGCTTGCGATCGTTGTCCAGTCGAAGCTGGCCCCGTCGAGCTTCTCGACCGTGAGTTGTGTGTCCACCGTGGCGTCGGCCGTCACGCGGTACGTGTCGGCGTTCGCTCCCAGTCCGCCAGCACCACCGATTTGTCCGAGCACCAAGAGATCGCCCTCCTTGACCGGGCCTCCGTCCTTCGCCGTCAAGAAGCCACCCGTCGCTGACGAGAACATCTGGGTCACGGCGGCGCCGACAGCTGTGACGGATCCGTCAGTCCCTTGCAGGTACTCGCCATCGCCTGTGAACGCGATCGGGGCTGCCGTGCGTACGCGACTGGTACCAGTCTTAAACTCGCGCCCCGCTCCGACGCTAGCGGCGACTAGGTCGACGGCCGGTGTAGGATCGGTGGATCCGTTGTTGGTCGGGAGCTGCCGCCACAGCCGCGCCCCGAACCCGGATGCCAAGTTGATCGGGACTGCCACCAATCGGCTGAACCGTTTGTTGCGGAGGGACGCATACCCGTTCCCGCCAGCCTTCCCAAATTCTCCTAACGTCTCGTCGAATCCGCCGACCTTGTCGATCATATCCTGCGAGGAGAAGATCTCCACGGGGATTGGCTTCGTCGAGACGGCTCCCGTGGCCGGGTTGACCTCCACGGCGTATGTCATGTCGACGAACTCTCCGACGATCGCGGTGGTGCCCACGCCTACGCCGTTGACGGCACCTGGCGGGGGAAGGTCCACTATGACGACGCCTTCAATCTCTGTGATGACGTCAACTGGTGGAAAGAAAGAGAACCTTCTTATGAATCCGGCCATCGTTGCGCTCCTTTAGCAGTCTCCATCTACTATCACATCCAGGCCTATCGCGGCCAGCTTGTGAAAAGGTTTTGCGTCCGGGAAGCTGACGAGCCTTACCACAGGCACGCTCGCCTCGAACGTGAACAATGCCTTGCGTGTCCCGGCTATGACGGACGCCTCGTCGTCCATGTAACCCATCTGCGCAGGCGAGAAGCTCGCGCGCACATTGTGGTAATGTGGCAGCTCCAACGTGAACCCATACTTTCCTTGGCCAACGAACGGGTTAAAGGCATCCTCCAGCATTGCCACGATCGCCATCCTCTCTTCGTCTCGCGTGCACCAGACCTCCACCGTGACGGTGGTGACGTATTCCGCCGGCGTTATCACGTAGCGACCGTCTGGCTCCGGGATCTGTTGGTCCTTGGACGGGATCGACGTGAACCCGGAAGAGTCGTACGTCCCAGGAGTCGTCGTGTACACGATCGCGCTGGGATACTCTGCCTGCTCCTCTGGCGTAGCCCAGTTCTCGAACACTTTCTGAAAACGAAGACGGGCCCCGTGATACGCTTCTCCACTTATCGTAAAGACGTACTCGGCGAGCCCGCGCGTCAACGCCGTGCGACTGTCCGTCTCCTTCACGGCCGTGTGGACCGGCTGCGCATCACCAGGGGACACCAAGCGGGTCCTTCCAGGAGGAGACGCGACGGTATACTCGTCGCCGCCTGGGGGTGTGACGTTGACGCTCATTTCTTGCCTAACTCCAGGTCAAGCTCGCGGAGCATCTCTTCTTCCACGAGCTTCACGAGGCGCTTCTCGTCGCCCATCATGACCTCCCTGGCGTCTAACCCCCGCTGTTCGATCTTCTTCGCTATAGCAAACGCGGCGCTTCGCGCCTCCTTGTCGTTGAGTTTCAACTTGCGCTTGGCCCACGCTTCGAGGTTGACCCTTCCTGCACGACCGACCTTCTTCCTCCGCCTGCGGCCTTTTTCAATAACGGCGGCGTAAGATCTCATATTGAACACCTTGGATCCATTGTGGACCGACGCACTCCTCCACGCTGCCTTGTAGAGCCCTGTGTCCAAGGCCCCCGTCGTTCCTCGCGGGCTAGCCGCCTTCGCCTGCGATGTTCGCGTTTGTAGGTACGGAATGCACCGCATGGCACCTGATACGAGACCGCGCCTGGCGGCATCCATGTACCTGGCACCCAGCTTCTGCATGTAGCCGTTCCATTGACGCATGTCCATCTTGATAACGTGCGGCATTAGCGTGGGTCTCCTTGTCTAGTACGATCCTCCTGCGCCCTCTCAAGCCGGACCGACCATTGGAACCTGTTCGCGTCGTAGTGCGGGGCCCCGCGGAGAGTGAACCTTCGCATGACGTCGCCGCCGCTGCCGTCGGGCTGCGGATACTCGATCTCGTAAAAGATTTCTTCGTCAGGACCGGGCTGCTCTCCGTCGTCGTCGAGGTACCGGAGCTGGTCGTCCGTGAACCTTCCGCTGATCTCGCTGACGACAATCGTCCCAGTCTCATCCATGCCGATCGGCTCTAGGACCTCCGTCAGAGCATTGAGGTCGTCGACCAATGGTGTTGGAAGTAGATCCTCTTGGCGCGCGATGTGTGGAACACCTCTTCCCCTCCTACCACCCGACCACTTTACCCGGACAATCCTGATCTTGTACGGCCTCAAACCGAATTTCGTGAACAGGTTGCGCACGTTGTCGACCACAGGGATCAACTTCTGGCCAAGGGTTCCCTTCAAGTCCATGCGCGTAGGGTCGTCGAACCTTCTGTCGCAGAACTTGGGGTCCTTGTTCCGACTCCACATGGTGCTACCTGACTGGGATGGACCCTGCCGACGGTCCGGCATTCCGGTACCGCGTGGAGTACGCGTATATGGGCACGCCCAACAAATCCGCGAGACGCCAGCCCCACCGCACGTACTCGCGCTCTAGTTGGTCTGGCTCACTGTCCCTCAACGTGATGCCGTCTAGCACCTTGGCAGCCAGCCTATCCTGCGCCTCGCACAGCTTGCACTCTATTCCGTCCATGACGCTCAAGATACTGCGTACCCTTGGAATGGCCGTCTCCATCACGTTGTTGAGCGCCGTTTCTAGAAGGAACATCGTCTGCAGGGGACGCGGGATCCCCAGCTGGATAGAAGCCGCTGACTGCACGTTCAGGTATCCGAGATGGTACCTAGCGCGCTCTTTTTCCTGATCATTGAGGGGCATGGGTCACCTCCGGTGTCAATCCTTGACCTCCTCCAACTCCACGCCGAGCCTTTTGAGGCCATCGATCCCAGGCATGCCACCGTAACCGCGTGGGTTGATGATCCGTCCCTCCGCAAAATGTGTGATAGTCCCCTTGATAGATCCTCTCCAAGCTCGCTTGACGCGAAACTTCGGGAGCTTTACCGGCATGGTCATCTCAAGAATCTTGGGCTCCGGAGACTCACCATCCTTCAATGGCTCTTCGGGAACCACAGGCTCGGGCCCCTTCTTCACTGACTCAACGGCATCAGATCCTTTCCCAGCAACGTCATCCAACTTGTCGTCTTCCGACCCTTCCTTCTTCGCGTCCTTCTTCTTGAGTGCCATATGATCTCTCCTAGCAGTTCGATCCTTGCAAAGTAAGAGGCGCGGCACTTGCAATTGACCGGACGTACGATCCCCGCCCGTAAGGGTTCGCGCCACGCCCCGCTCCGCCGCCAGCCTGGATTCCCTGACCGATGGGACCCCGGACCATCAACAGCGACGGAAGACAAAACCCCCCAGGTTGCACGGCCCCGCACGACGGAGCCCCTGGGAAGTCGACCACCCCTCCGGTGCCCCGAAGGGAGAAGCGCCCCACAAGGGCGCCGTGATCTCGTGAAAAACACATGGTACCATAATCTCCTCGGACCGCCGCCGCGTCAACACGACACGACGACGGCCCCGGAGGTGCAGATTCAAAGCTTCTTTTTTAATAAAAGAAGCTCACCTGCAAACCATGCGACCAAGCGTCACTCCCCGTGCTCGATCACGAGGCAGCGCTTGAACCTGGAACCGTCTCCTGTCGTGGCATCGGTGCGAACAGGCCAATCCCCGATGAACTTCCAGCTCGAAGACACTTGGTCTTGAAGCCTGTTCAACGGACTGCGAATGAGCAGCTGCACGCGATCAGTCATGATCTCGATGCCGTTGTTCGTGATCCTTGGCTCGCCCACGCGTCCTGTAACACCGGCCTCCGTGATCAACTGGGACAGGTCTTGGTAATACTCGTGCATCAGGCCTTGGCCAACGAACAGCGGTCTGTGGATCGTGGTGTTTCCGCCGCTTGGGGCAGCACCGTCGCTCGTCATCTCACCGGCAAACGGGTCTTCGTCCGTATATGTGGCGGTAAGACCACCCTCCACAGTCTCAGGAACAGGGCACTCGCTGTTGCGGAAAAATACGGTCCCGAGAAGCTCGCCGAGGGCGAACTGTTTGTACATATAATAATCCGGCAACGAGGTCAGTAACCGCTGAAACTCTGGATCGCCAAACACCTGCGCCTGCGAGGTTGGGTCGAGGTGACAGTGGAACCTCCCGTCGACGTGCTCAGGAACGTTTTGCTGCCAGAACCGCGACACCGCAGATCGGATCGCGGACAGGTTCAACAAGTCAACGCCGCTGATACTGTCAACGGAGTCTCCACCACCAATGCGGACCAACGAGGTACGGTCTACGGCAAGGACTGCGTCCCTGTTCAACACGGTAACGGCAGCGTCCAACGTGAGGATCCCAGGGCCCACCTCGTCCCCGGCGATCGTCGGGGAAAACCCGATCACGTTGACCGGGGTTCCGGCCGCCAAAATCGGGAGTGGATTGTTTGTGCTCACGGTATCGAACCGGACTGGGCTTCCTGCGGCCAAGTCTGGACGACGCGCCCTGGTAAAGCCGTTGAGCCTCTTGACCAACAGCGTGGTCGTTGGGCCTTGGGCTCCGTCTGCGACCGTGTGGCCTGAGAGGGCCGCATTATACATGCGGTTCCTCGGGATCCTGTTCAAGGTCTGCCCTGCGGACAGGCCGAGCTGCTGCGCGTTGCGCAGGAACAGGTTGGCGATCGCGGTGATACTCGACGGCATGTGGGTGTCAATGCTGTCAGCATATTGCTGCAACTGGGCCAGCCACTGCTCTGTCGAGTAGGTACTTGGGGTTGGATCCTGCCCGGGCTGAAGTGGCTTCAGCTTGGGCTTGATCAGGCCTGCGCCCGTGAACACCATCTGGTCGCCGACGTTGGCCGGCCATACCTGGGGGGTTCCTTCCCCTCGAAACATGAGCCGCGGAAACAAGGCGTCGTGGAACGCACGCTCCAGGGTGTTCTCCTGTACGAGCGCACGGATCTCGGGTGCTTGAAGGATTGTGCTGAAATCTGGCATCTGGTTGCTCCTGTGTTTTTCTCTGCGCGCTCGAAGCGCGAACTCTCACCGATTATGGCCAAAACGGGCCAAATGGGAAGGAAAAAACGCAGAAGCCCCAAGATACTCGTCACACGCCCAGGTTCAAGCCCCTGCTCTGCAGATGCTTGAGGTATTCCTCCCTGGACATCTTCCTTGCATCAACCTGACTTCCCTGCGCGGCACTCGCGTTGACCGCGCCCGGGTTTGGGGTTCCTGGCGCGTTGCCCGCACCGTTGCCCGTAGTTGCCGGCTTCTTAACCTCTCCGAACAAGTAGGGGTTTGAGTCGCGCAGGCCACGGAAGAATTCCACCTCGTCGAACTTTGCGATCTCATCCTCGGACAGCCCTTTGACCTTCTCAGACAGGAGGTGCATGGCGAACTTCTCGTCCTTTATGCCCTCCCTGACAGCCGCCAGGCGAATGTCCATCTCGGCCTCCAGCGCATCCCTCTCTTGGACGGCGCGCTTTCGAGCAATTGCTTCACGCTGCATCCGCTTGGCCAGGTCGGCGTTCTTCGTCTCATAGTCCTCCAAACGCCTCTCCATCCTGCGCATGTCACGGCTGACCTTCTTGGACTTGTCTGCACTGTCATCTGAATCAGTCGCGCCCCCGTCAGTTGCATCGTCGTCAAACTTCCGCTTCTTCGTGGAGGTGCTCACGTCAGGCTTTCCAGCACCCTTGCTGCGGCGCTCGTTGCGCCTGGTAAAGGCTGCCTTCATGTCCTCGGCTGATTCGAACCCATTCTCCTTGGCGAAGTCTTCCAGAGCAGCCTTTGCACCCTTCTCCCGCTGTTCTTCTTTCAATGACTTGAAGGCACTCTGGGAGATTATGAAGTTCTGGCCCCCGGCCGCCGGCCGCACACCTTTGTCCCCGTTCCCGCCAGGAACGGGTTCATCTGCCGCACTGTTCTGCGGTTTAGCCCCGTCATGCGGAACCGTCTGGTCCGTCGGTGTTTGGATTGATGGTGGGTCTGCCCGAACCTCGGTCGGTTGCCCGACAGGTGGTTGGACTGTTGCCTGGTTACTCGCGTTCCCTGCTGTGTTCTCTTCTGGTGGCACGGCGTCGCTCCATTTTGTAGCCCGTGTCCATTCGGTCATCCGGCTTTTAACCGCCGCCGTGGGCGTAGGTCAGGAGCCGAGCTGGTCGATGGCGCACGCCCGTCGAAATTCACCTGCAGCACCTGCTGCAGGCTACGTTGAAAAAACCAAGCCCTACTCCGACTCGAACTTCGCAGTCAGATCCTGCTTGGGCACATACTGAATGATGAAGCCAGTGACGCCGGCCTCAAACGTAACGGTCTTCCCGTCGTCCGACAATGTGGCGAGAGTGGCAGAAGGTGTGTCCAACGCGTCGGACATCTGTCGAATGCCTGCCGCTGCCGCCCCGGCCGTCACGCGCAACACGGAAATAGACAGCGCCGCCGGAAGCTTCTGCCCGGACACATCTGGATCGTCGATCGTGGTGAGGTCAAACGATGCTGCAGAAGTGAGCCCTGTCAAAGTCTTTTTCAGGCCGGCCAGCGCATCCCCCAACTTTGCCAGGGCCGCTGCATCCGCCAACTTGTTCGGGTTGGACTCGTTGAGCACGTCTTGGATTGTTTGCGATTTGCCTGCTGTTGTCATGTGACGATCCTCCTATCGGATGATGCTTTATCGAACATGATCGGCGTCCGCGTCAACCTTGTTCTCCCAAAATCACCTCTACCTCAGTCTCGGTGGCTGGAGTTCGGGTCAGGTCGATCGCCGTGATCGGGTTCTCCATGCTCATCAGTATCAGATACGTATCGAACGGAATACTCTGTTCAACACCCGCAGCGCTCGTTATCCTGGCGCGCACGGATGCCCCGTAAGTTACCTTCAACAAAACGATGTTGGCGTTGGCCACACCGCCAAATCCCACGCTGACGGGCGCGTCGACGTCCAATGTCACGGTGTCGACCATCTTTTTTGTGAGCTGAGTCGTCTCGTCGATCGGCGCATCAACGTTCGGAACGAACGACAACCCGCTTCCAAGCGGGGTCATTGTGTACCCGCCCGACAGCTGGAACCTGTATGCCATGTGTTTTTCTACCGACCACCGGTCGTCATCGGGCCCATTGTGAATGGGTCAGGATCCGGTGCTTTCGGAAGCTGCGATTGGGGAAGGCGCTGCTCTGTTGGCACTGCATCAACGGCATCGTTATACTTCCCATGATCTGCATCATGAGCCTCGACCGCATCTTTGTATGTGCGATCTTGTCCTACCGTGTTCGGGTCTACCATCTCTGTCTCCTGATCAACCCTTCAAAGTAAAGGGGCTTGGCTGGTTTGGGAGGGTTCCTGGGCCAGCATTCTTCGGCTTGGCCATCTTAGCCCGCGACCCGTCGTACTTCCCCTTCAAAGCATCGCACATCTCAGTCGCGTCTTTATACGTCTTGTCCTGCCCTATGGACAGGGCTTTCTCTGCATTGGGGCTCGGCATGTCAAGCTCCTCTCATGGGGCCGAACGGGCTCCCTTGGATTGCGGGTGTCGGCACGCTGCTGACGGCCGGCTTGGGCTCCTCGTGCATGTCTGCAGGCATGTCCGGTGTGATCGGATGCCCTCCTTGCGGACAATAAGGAACGTCATCAACGAAGCTTCCGGGAGCTGTTCCGATCTCTAAAGCCCGCTTCCTCGGGCTCCTCAAGCTTCCTGGTGATGCTTGCGGCATTGTCTACCTCTTCAGCGTGAAGGGCACGCCTGAGTGAGTAAGGGATTTTGGACCAAAGTCCTTGACGTCCTCCCAACCAGAACCCGAAGACTCCGACCCTTTTGCATCGGTTTTCTCTTGATCTGGAGCCCTCGCATACTGATCTGGAAGAATCCGACCAAGGTCCATCTTCACTGGGGTTCCGTCGTTTGGCATCTTTGAATGGTACCCTCGATAAATCGGGCCGTCAACTAGGAGTGCTTCACAGCTTGTACGAAACCGGCAAACCTCTCTGGGTTGGAGGTCCCGATCTTCTCCCCGAGCGCAACGAAGTCTTCCCAATTGTGCTCCTTGGCCCACGTCTTGAAACCAGACATCATTGCTGCCGGAAGCTTTGCCCGCATTCCGGCCAGGCCCTTGGCTGGTTGTGTCGGATTACCGCCTGTCGTGTACTCCTCAACAGCGTCGTCAAGGAGGTCCACGATCTCCATCAAAGCATCTTGAAGATCCTGAACGCTGACCTCCTCGTCGAGACCAAGCTCGTCCTCATACCCCTCATCGGGTTGCTCGTCCATCGTCGTCTCATCGTCGACCATGGATTCTTCATCGTACATGGCCGGATTGTTGAAAGGACGCATCTGGTTCTGCTTGGTTACGAACGCGGAAAGCTTCTTGGGCTCGATCATGTCGTTCTCCTCTCAGACCCCTATTAGTTACATCCTGGAAGGCCCCAAGTCCATCACAATTGTACCACCCGACCGTTGACAAGTCTCCAAGCAGGTATTCCCCAGCCGGGACGCCATGGCTGGACAGAACTGCGATCGTTTGGGCGGTTCGGAGGAGATGCCCATTGCTGCCCGCCAAACCTGGACACCACCTCCCCCCACGTCTCTACACCCATTGCCCCACCGGGCCACTTGTACCTGCGCAAGGTGCTGGGCACTTTTCTGGGCCTGGTTCTCGGAAACGTAAACACACCTCCAGGGGACGTGACCTGCCCGTGCATCGCGATTGAGTCGAGACTGACCCTGGCATCCAAAGGCTTCAACGACTCATCGTCTACATATTCAACCCACCGGACCATCATATCAGGCAAAGCTTCAGAGGACTCCTCTATCCCACGCGCCTGGGTTAAGTTGAACGACGCGATCGACTCCGTCCTGGCGATCCTCTCTGCTTGGTACCATTGGACGTCCCCCGTCTTCATAACGCGGTCAATCATCCCACCCAGGTCTTCCCCTATAGCCAGCGAGATCGACATTTGATCCTCAATCTTCCCGACGATGCGGGCGCCGAGCCTGGCCATCGTGTCCTTGTGAACGCGCATCAAAGACTTGTCGACCCCCCGCAATACACCGCGAAACTTCCCGGCCTCCTCCACAGGGAGCACGACGTCTGCCCCGGTGTAGATCTTTTCTAACTGAGATATGTCACGGATCAGGCCGCGGAGTGCCTCAGTTTGGGCTGTCTTATTCAAGTCTCCAATCGCCCCAGACAAACGCTGTGTAATCAGCCGCAAGCCTTGCCTCAACTGAGCTTTGGCGATCCTGTACTGATGCGACGTGAACGAATCCTTCATGCCACCTGGGAGGCCCTTCAGCTTCTTCTCCAGATCCCGCAGGGATTCCTCGTACAACCTCTTGAGCCCGCGAAGCCCCTGCTTCTGAGTAACGCGCAGCACGCGAGCGCGGTGCTCGTCTAGCGTCTGCTTGTATGCTTTCTTCGGGGTGGGCATCAAAGTTCAGGCGTAGAAGAGCAGTTGGTACAAGCCACGATCGGGGTCCCTTTGCGCAATATGACGGTCAGCTCTCCGCCTCCGCCGCACAACCCACATCGAAACCCACCTCGACGAAGGATCCCAAGCGCGCATGATGGGGCCAGACGAGAACCGATCGGGTAATTAAACTTGACGTTGCTCCTAGCAGCCTCACGTTCGAGCCTCCTCAGTGCACCCTGCTCCTCCGGCCGAAGCATGATGCGCCTTCGCTCGTCGGCCGCCCGCATCAACTTAAAGAGGGCCTGCGACATGTCATTTCCCCTTGTGCTTGAAGAACTGCACCTGCCTCTCGCGCTCCAGAGCCTTCTTTTTGGACGGGTACGGCCCGCCTAGCTTCTTCTTCCCGTCCTTGGAGTATAGCACGAAGCCGCCTTTTTGCTTGCGGATCATGGGATCTCCCCGGGAACTGCCGCCGAGACCCTGTGAGAGCTGCTCAGCCCCTTCCTGTCAATCTCCACCACAGCCCAGCTGGGGCCGTTTGCAGCGGCCCGCTCGGCCTCGACGCGGCACATATCGCAGGCGCCTACGTCACTGATCTTCACCATGCGCCCCTCCGTTGTGCTGATCGTCGGGACGTATTCCCCATCAGGGTTGGACATCATGATCGCGACTGCCAGCTCGTGACAGTCGCGCATGAAGTCATCATACGGGTACAAGACCTTGATTCGTATGGCCGCCGGCTGCCCGCACACGTAGCAATCCTTGCGGATGCCATATGCCCGGTGTGCCTCGTCCGGCGTCATTTTCCCGTCCATGAACTTCTTGACGTGCCTGATCTTTTTTTCGTCGCTCATCTGCTCCTCCGTTGATCTCCGTACTCCTCTGCCATCTCCAGCCAGCTCATCGCTCCAGGACCATGGCCTAGCCTGATAGCCTTGTCGTCTATGTACAGGTCGGCGCTCACCTTCCCGCACAAGCCGTCGTCGACGGAATCTACTATGTCGCCCAGGTATCTGTCGATGAACTCCAACATCTGAACATATCGCGCTTCATTCAGCTCCCTGCTACGCTGAAACGCTTCACCAACCTTCACCAACTTTTTCCCTACGCGGGCCAGCGGATCTAACCTGGGATCTTGCCTCAATGCCAAGTTGGCACGCGCAGAGTAAACGATGATCTGGTGTCCGGCATCTTTCAACGCCCGCAAAGCCTCAAGCGCGTCTGGCATGAAACGCAGCGGCGTTGTCAGATCTTCATAATCCCTGTCCTGGCTAACGATCGTTCCGTCGAAGTCAACGGCGATGATCATGTCTTCCTTTTCCGGCGAGCCTTCTGCTTCGGAGGATCCTCCTCTACCGCTTCTTCCGGTACATGGACAGAACCGCTAGGGTACTTTCCGGGGAACGTCAGCGGGCGTAGCGCTTCTACGACGGACACGAACAGAGCATCTTTTATCCTCTGCGAGTCCGGCAAGTCATGGTACGGAACCATACACGGGTGCTCTTTTTTCTCTGGAGCCTTAATCGGTCCATGCTTCCAGCCTGCGGCTTGCTTCTCAGCCAGCCACCCCTCGTGACTGTCTTTAGGGGTTCGGCCGGGGTTGTCCAAGACGGCCACAACTCCGTTGACGGCACTGCCCTTCTGCCACTCGGGAGCCATGTCCCACGTAGATTGGCTGTGGTCCCCGATGCTCATGCAGTACGCCCTATTCGCCTCGTGGCACACGCGAGCAATCTGCTCCTCGTTCAGAACTACCTCCATCTGCTTCCTCCGTTTCTCACTCTGTTGGGCTGGCCTCCAGCCACTTCATGAGGTTATCGCGCAGGATGACGTACTTGTTCCCGACCTTGTTGCCAGGAAGCTGCCCGCGCTTTATGGCGTTGTGGATCGTGTTCTTGGACACGTTGAGAAGAGACGCTGCCTCGTCCGAAGACATGGATGGCGGTGCGTCTTCGACCCTCTCCATGCTTGCCTCGACGTCCTCAACCTCCTCTATCGTGGCCTCCTCACCTTGCTCTTCACCCGACTGCTCCGGGCTCGACGGAATACCAGGGCTGCGGAGCATTCCAAGCGCCTGGGAGGCCAGGTCCTCCTGCTCAAACTGGGCCTCCCTCTGGATGTTCCCGAGCATGGTCTGAACGTCTTTGACGTTATAATGTTCAGCCACGTACTTGACAGCGTGCTCCTGATCGATGAGGTGGCCAGCCTTGGCGGCGATGGCGCTGCGGGTGGCTAACTCTACGTCGGATAGCATAGGCTCGAAATATTTTGGCCATTGGAGCTTCACGATCCCGCCGTGCCCAAGCTCTCTCTGCACGAGAACCTCTTCCCCAGTCTCTAAGATCATTTTTCGTGGGGGGAGGTCGATCACACCGCGGACCCTCAAGCCGGTCTCCTCGTCGATCCCACCTCCCTGAACTTTTGGGACTGCGGCAACAACCATCTCTAACAGGTCTTGTATTCCCTTCTCGCCGTACTGCTCGCGCATCACGTCAGCCTTGGCAATCATGGACGAGTATACCCGCTCGATCTCCGTTGCAGTCCTGTTACTTACGTCCGGGTGCTCCAGAACGCACTGCACTACCTCTAAGAAGTTCTTGCGGAATTCCTTGGCAAGCTCCATGGCCGACCTTGGACCGCTTCCCGCGATCTCGATGTAGTTGGCGCTTCCCTCCGGAAGCTTGATCGCGTTGTCGCTCCCCTTGCGGATCTCCGACATCTCCGCCTTCGTCACGAGGACCAGCGTGGGATCGCAGTTAGCCACCACGCCCTTGTTGGACTGCGACATCAATGCATCGATCGCCTCCAACGTGTCATACCCTCCGAGGCAGTCTGGGTCTCCATCAATATCGTCCTGGACAGGCGTGTTCTGGATCCACACTACTGGGCAGAACCCGAACCCATGGTTGACAACTTTATCCTCCTCCCACGCAGGCTCCGTCCCATCCCCGACCGAAACAGGCTTAAACAATACATCCGACTCGTCAGAGATAATGCGCCTGTGCCAGTACCAGTTAGTTACGTACTTCGTCTTGGACTCGTCCAGCTCGTCTACTGGGTACATGTAGCGCTTCTCCAACGACCGCAGCTTCAGCCGCGCGCGATCGATGAAGACGGCCTTGCACCATCTGGGATCGTGTACCTCAAACTCGATCTTGCCGTTTACGAACTGGAAGCCGATCCCAACGGTCCCCATGGCGCCGCCGTATGTCCTGGCCATGATCATCTGTGGCCACAACCTTCCGACTCGCGCTATGGCCTGTAGAAAATCCTCCGTGTCAGGGTCGCCGTCCACGCGTATTTCAGGATGATGCCGCTCGCTGAACAGTAAGCCGGTAAACCTGTCGACGACTACCTTGCACAATGCGTATGGGGCCGTCGGCTTCCTGAACTTGATCGGAAGAGTCTCGCCGGCATCGTAGAACCCAGGCGGTATGAACCCGGCATGGGCGACGGCCTCGTGTTCAAGCGGGTCCAATATTGGAGTGCCGTTCCAGTCCAGCTTCCTGTTGGAATAGTTCTCGCAGCGGTAAAACGACCACAAGCGGTTGAGCATCATCTGACGCGGGGTCATTCCAAGGTTGCTTATGCGCTGGATGGCCTCTTGGATGTTCTCTACGCGCTTCCCGCCTGCCTGCAGTTTCTCCGCCAGACCTGAGATCAGTCTTTTAACTGGACCTGGATCGTACCTGGTTCCGCTGCTCATGGGACGCTACCTTATCACCTGGCTGCCTGGGTTTGAACACGAAGATGACGGATCGATCGGTGACATCTTCAACGCCTGCGCGGCCGTGTCGATCAACCATTCTATCTGAGCCTTCCATTCTTCGAAACAATCTTGTTTCTCAACGATCTCCGGGTCCATTATCTGTATCATGGATTGGATGCAGGCAAGCGCCACGCGCACGAACGGGTCACGCTTCCCATCGTCCATGGCCAACGACATGGCGCCTTTGATGGCCTCGTCGTGCTCCAGGGCCTCCTGCAACTGCTCGTCCGTCATCCCTTCCATATTACCTGTCCATCAGTGAGAGGCGCCCGAACTCTACCTGTCCGCTAGAAGTACTCATCCTGGAGCCCTCTCTGGCAAACCAGGAGGCCATCAACCGGTCTCCTGTGTGGGCGTTTGGGTCATAGTAGAGCATTTCGTTGATCCACGCAGTAACCTCCGGGTCCAACGTTCCATCCCCAGGATTAGGCACGATCCACTTACCACCAGCCATTTCCGCAGCCAAGGACTCGACGCCGAACTCAGGGTGCGCTTTATTCCGCCCTGTCGTAAATGGGTGGATAGGAAAAGCAGCCCCTTGGTTCGCAAACTGGATCAAGAAGTCCTGTGCTGCATTATTCTCAACTACGAATATGGCCATGTACCGCCTGTGGTTATCGGCAATCCTGTTCAGAATCTCAGGCCCCGACCACTTGCCGGATTCGATGTTGATCACCTCCCGATCCCCGTTCGGGTGGACTATAATCGTGAACAGCACCGTGGATCCAGATGCCCGATGTTTCTGAACGCCCAAGTCAACTCCGCTGTATACCTTGCAACCAGTCGGAAGCGACTCTATCGCATATGCCAGCTTACGACCTTTTCCGCGCTCTATAGCCTTGTCGATCCACTCCTTCTTGAACCTGGACACACTCTCGTCCCTGGCCATGCATAACATCTGCCGGGCAAATTCAAGCGGCCCAAGCTCGGAACGCCTCTTCTCGATCCGCTCCATCGGCCACCGTTCCGGCCACCTAGACCGGCCCGTCTTCGGGTCTATGATCGGATATCGGACGGCCTCCCAACCGTCCATGCGGGCAAACCTGTGCAGAGCATCATCAGGATGAAATGCGGT